AGCCAGCATGAAGAATAAATCCTGGTTCAGGATGCAGGCTGGGGGGCCGGGTGACGCGGATATTTATATTTATGACGAGATTGGTTTCTGGGGAGTTACCGCGAAGCAGTTTGTCAGCGAACTGAATGCACTGGGTGATATCACCCACATTAATCTCCATATCAATTCACCGGGTGGCGATGTCTTTGAAGGCATCGCCATTTTTAATGCCCTGAAAAATCAGGGGGCGACCATTACCGTGTATGTGGATGGCGTTGCCGCCTCGATGGCATCTGTGATTGCGATGGCCGGTGATACGGTCATTATGCCGGAAAATGCCTTCATGATGATCCATAAGCCATGGGGATTCAGTGGCGGGGATGCTGAGGATATGCGCAGTTATGCCGATTTGCTGGATAAAGTCGAATCGGTACTGTTGCCAGCCTATGCGCAGAAAACCGGAAAAACCACCGATGAAATTGCCGCCATGCTGGCGGATGAAACCTGGATGTCCGGTGCCGAATGTCTGGCACACGGATTTGCTGACCAGGTGACACCCGCTGTTGAGGCAATGGCATGTATTCAGTCAAAACGTACAGAGGAATTTAAAAAGATGCCGGAATCCATCCGAAACATGATTACTCCGCCACGCAACAGTGCCCCGCGTGATACCACAGTGACAATCCCTGCACCGGCGGTAACAGAACCATCACCGGTACCGGCAGTGTCTGATGAGGCGACCATTCGCGCCCGCGTTATGGCAGAACAGAAAGCCCGCATGTCAGGCATTAACGATCTGTTTGCCATGTTCGGCGGTCGCTATCAGACGCTTCAGGCACAGTGCGTGGCTGATCCTGACTGTTCGCTGGAAATGGCCCGTGAACGACTGCTGAATGAAATGGGCAAGGAGTCCTCGCCGACCAACAAAAATACACCGGCCCATATTTATGCCGGAAACGGCAATTTTGTGGGGGACGGGATCCGCCAGGCGATGCTGGCCCGTGCCGGATTTGAAAATGTCGAGAAGGATAACGCCTATAACGGGATGACCCTGCGTGAATGGGCTCGCATGTCACTGACGGAGCGCGGTATTGGGGTGGCCAGTTATAACCCCATGCAGATGGTCGGGCTGGCGCTGACGCACAGCACCTCTGATTTTGGCAATATTCTGCTGGATGTGTCGAACAAGGGGCTGATCCAGGGCTGGGAGGAATCAGAAGAAACCTTCCAGAAGTGGACCCGTAAGGGACGCCTGTCAGACTTCAAAACAGCGTATCGCGTGGGGATGGGCGGTTTTGGTTCTCTGCGCCAGGTTCGTGAGGGGGCGGAGTATAAATACATCACCACCTCAGATCGCAAGGAGACCATTGCACTGGCCACTTACGGGGAGATTTTCTCCATCACCCGCCAGGCCATTATCAATGATGATCTGAATATGCTGGTGGACGTGCCGATGAAGATGGGGCGTGCGGCGAAGGCAACGATTGGTGACCTGGTCTACAAGGTGCTGACGGATAACCCGAAACTGTCCGACGGTAAGGCGCTGTTCCATGCCGATCACAAAAATATTGCCACCGGGGGGATCTCCGTTTCCGGACTGGATGCGGCCCGTCAGATGATGCGCCTGCAGAAAGAAGGCGATCGTGCCCTGAATATCCGTCCGGCCTTTATGCTGGTACCGGTGGCACTGGAGACGGTGGCGAACCAGACCATCAAATCGGCCAGTGTGAAAGGGGCGGATGCAAACGCCGGTGTCATTAACCCTATCCAGAACTTTGCTGAGGTGATTGCAGAAGCGCGTCTTGATGCGGCAGACCCGAAAACCTGGTATCTGGCGGCGGCACAGGGCACTGACACCATTGAAGTGGCCTGGCTGGATGGTGTGGACACGCCATACATTGATCAGCAGGAAGGTTTCACCACTGACGGCATTGCCACAAAAATCCGTATTGATGCCGGAGTGGCACCACTTGACTGGCGCGGGCTGGTGCGTTCGTCGGTGGCCTGATAACCGCGTTATCACAATCACTGCCCGAAAGGGCTTTTTTTATGCCTGAAAAACAGCCCCACAGGGGCTGTCCGGAGAAACAGCATTATGGCGAAAAATTTTGTACAGGACGGTACCACCATTGAACTGGTGAATGCCGGAGATCAGACCATCCTGAGCGGTGCTGCGGTGGTGGTCGGCAGTATGGTGGCCGTGGCCATTACCGATATTCCTGCCGGTGAGGCCGGTGACGGTTTTGCCGAAGGCGTGTTCCTGCTGCCCAAACAGTCTGCTGACGACATTCAGTCCGGCGCGGTGGTTTATCTGAAGGACGGGGTTGTGCAGCTGGCTGCAGACGGTGCGGTGGCAGCGGGGGTAGCCTGGGAAAATGCCCCTGCAAACAGCGCCACTGTGGCGGTAAAAATCAATGTCTGATCTGTTTACGCGAATGTGTTGCCGGATGGACGTGGCGACCGTTCGGGTGATGGGCAAACAGGCGGAGATTAACGGCGTCGTGTACGACGTGATGCCGGAGGAAGAGTCCGCGGAGATGGGGGCGCTTTCGGGCAGCCAGTTGTCACTGGTGGTGTTTTCAGCCCGGTACCGTCCGGCCCGTCATGATGTTGTTGTGTTTGCGGGGCGCACACTGACGGTGACCCGTTATGACACGTACAACGGTAAACCCCGGATTTTTGTCGAACAGGAATGAGTATGGCAATAAAAGGTCTGGCGCAGGCCATGAAAAATCTGGATGCAATTGATCGCCGTGCCGTTCCCCGGGCCTCTGCCACGACACTGAACCGCGTGGCGGGGGCCATTATTGCGAAAACGGCCTCTTCAGTTGCCAGGGAGCTGGCCGTTCCCCGTCGTCTTATCCGTGCCCGCATCCGGTTAAGTCCGGCACGACCGGATAAGGTTTACGCAAAGGTTTACATCAATACCGGCAACCTGCCCGCCATCAAACTGGGGGAGGCCCGCGTTCGACTTTCCCGCAGAAAACGGAGAAAGAAAGGACAGCGTGCGGCCCTGAAAGGGGGCGGCAGTGTGCTGATTGTGGGGAAAAGACGGATCCCGGACGCCTTTATCACCCGGCTGGCTAACGGACGCTGGCATGTGATGCAGCGTATGCCGTGGGCATCATCATCCACCGGCGCGGACAGCAAAGGGAGGCCGAAACGCCACCGTCTGCCGATCGAAGTGGTGAAGATTACGACTGCCGGACCGCTGGCAGAAACCTTTGAACGTGAACGGGACCGGATGTACCGGGAAAAATTACCGGCGCAGATGATGAAAGCCATGACGCATCAGTTACGCCTGGTGCTGAAAAGAAAATGACTGGGAGGGTGTATGAAACACCGTGAAATACGGGCGGCAGTTCTGTCTGCCCTGAAAGAAAATATTTCTGAGAGGGTGAGCTGGTTTGACGGTCGCCCGGTTTTTATTGATGAACAGGAACTGCCTGCTGTTGCTGTTTACCTGACAGATGCGTCTGCTGCTGACGAGTTCGTTGATGAGGGAACCTGGGAGGCGACACTGCATATTGAGGTTTTTCTCAGGGCAAAAGAACCGGACTCGGCACTGGATATGTGGATGGAAGAAAAAATTCTTCCTGCGCTGGAGGCAGTTCCCGGGCTCAGTGCATTACTGCTGAAGATGAATCTTCAGGGGTATGACTACCGCCGGGATGATGAGTTTATGATGTGGGGATCGGCAGATCTCCTGTGGAAAATTACCTACGAGATGTGAGGACGATATGGCAACACCAAATCCCCTTGAGCCGGTAAAAGGTGCCGGTACCACTCTGTGGGTTTACAACGGCAAGGGTGATGCTTATGCAAACCCGTTGTCAGACGATGACTGGCAGCGACTGGCTAAGGTGAAGGATCTGACGCCGGGCGAGATGACGGCAGAACCCTACGATGATAACTACCTGGATGATGAAGACGCGGACTGGACCGCGACCGGGCAGGGGCAGAAGTCTGCAGGAGATACCAGTTTTACGCTGGCCTGGAAACCGGGAGAAGAAGGTCAGAAAGGGCTTATAGGCTGGTTTGAAAGCGGGGATGTGCGGGCCTATAAAATCCGTTTCCCAAATGGCACGGTGGATGTGTTCCGTGGCTGGGTCAGCAGTATCGGTAAGGCCGTGACGGCGAAAGAAGTGATCACCCGCACGGTGAAAGTGACCAACGTGGGCAAACCTTCTGTAGCGGAAGAACGCAGCAAAATTACGCCGGTCACTGCGATTAAGGTGACGCCGACATCCGGTACGGTGGCAAAAGGGAAAACAACCACCCTGACGGTTTCTTTTGAGCCGGAAAGTGCAACCGACAAGACGTTCAGAGCGGTTTCCGCCGATCCGTCGAAAGCCACCATTAGTGTGAAAGATATGACAATTACGGTAAACGGCGTGGCGACAGGTAAGGTGCAGATCCCTGTGGTGAGCGGAAATGGTCAGTTCGCCGCAGTGGCTGAAGTCACCGTTACTGAAGCGGGCGCTGCAGGGTAAACGGAGGTAATACATGTTTCTGAAAACAGAACAATTTGAATATAACGGTGTGTCCGTCACGCTTTCCGAATTGTCTGCGCTGCAGCGGTTTGATTATATAAAGTTTGTTTCAGACGCAGAACAACAGGAGACAACGAAGCATGATGTCGTGCACATTAACCAGCGATATCTGGAAACGGCATCCCTGCTTGTGGCGATGTCGCTATGGCATTCCCATTCCCTCAAAGGCACTCTGGCCTCTCCGGAGACAGAGATGCAGCAGATCCGCCGTGAAGTGATGCTGGGATGGCCTGCTGATGCACTGAATCAGGCAACGAACCGGGTGCTTTATCTTTCAGGTATGCTGGATAACCGGCACGATGCCGATCCTGAACCAACCGGGAAAACAGAAGCGACTGAGCCGGTAACATCAAAAAAGCATTCGAAGGCGAGCTGAACTTTGTCCTGAAACTGGCGCGTGAGATGGGGAGAGCCGACTGGCGCGCCATGCTTGCCGGGATGACATCCACCGAATATGCCGACTGGCGACGTTTTTACTGCACGCATTATTTTCAGGATACCCAGCTGGATATGCATTTTTCCGGGCTGACGTACGCCGTACTCAGCCTGTTTTTTTGCGATCCGGATATGCATCCGGCGGATTTCAGCCTGTTCGCTCCGGAGGCAGAG